ACATATAACAATTGTGTTATAATTACTACATCTATCGTAATTGTAGATAATTGGCTCACTGTCTTTTGACTGAGTAAAGAATTTACCGTCAATACCTCGTGTTTTGTAGTTTGTGATCTTGCCATCTTTGAAGTATGGGAACACAATACTCTTGCCGTCTTTAGTACAGACAATCTTATTAGCATCTATTACCTCATCAGTAATGCCTCGTGAATTTAAGTATTCTCTGCCTTCTTTTGTAATCTTCTTTAGTTTATCTCTTTGTGGTTTCTTGTATTGTTTGTTTGGCATAATGTAATCGTCTAGTTTTTTTAGTTTCCCTGACCAACCACACTTATGGCACTTGTACAAACCTTCTGTTACGTTCACAGACAAACAATGGTCCTTGTAGTTTTCCTTGCCAAGACGATGACAATTAGGACAAGTTACCTTCTGTTGTGAACTGTTGTTTTTCAGTTTAATACCTAGGTCTGAAAATGTTTCTTGCATATTTGTTGTTTATATATATAATATTATATATTTTATTATTTATATATAATACTATATATAGTTATGTGACTGTTTGACACGTGGAGAAACGTAAATCTTTCTCTCCTTCCCTGTGTTCCCAACAGACTGTGTTACTCGCTTTATTAAGTTATTCTTTTCAAGAACATTAAGTATCCTAAGAATAGTTCTTTGGCTAACTCCAAACGTCTCACTTAGGTGCTTAGTCGTGGCATACACGTAGTCCTTCTTCTTCATAGAAAGACGTGCTAAATACGATAGTACAGAAGACTCTGTAAAGGTCAAGTCAACCTCTACAGAATCCAATTGTACATTTACAAACTTTGCTTTCATTAGAATGGTAAGCCTGACCCTGCTGATACAGGTTCTTTCTTGGCTTGAGTCTTTTGATTGTTGGGATTGTAATCATTGATTTTAACAAAGTGAGTCTTACCATATTGGTCTACTTCGTTCTTCTGAATTACCTGTACATTTAGGTATTTCTTTCCATTGTACTCAATTGCGTGTTGTGCTGCATCGTCTAAACAGATCGATACGTTACAGATTTTTGAGTGTACTTGCTTGCCGTTACCGACAAAAATTGCGTCATTTTGATTTTCCATAATTAGGATTTAGTTAAATTAAGTAATTGTTCTTTTACATCTTCAGGCACTACATACTTCTGCTCTATATCTTGAACAGTGTAACCGCCTTTCATCGCCTGGACTACTTGCTTAAATTTAGGATGCTTAGCTGTAAGTCTATCTTTGGCATCAGCATCTTTAGTATCATCAATCAAGAATAATCCATTCAGAGCATATTTCCGTGCATAGGAACTGCTTGAGCCAAAGGATTGTGATATGTCCATACCCTTCTTAGATACAGCAATACCAGCTTGTCCTCGGCCTATCTTGTTGTCCTTGCCATCACTAATAATGACAGTAGCTTCAGTATAAGGTATTCCGCAGATTTCCTTTACCTCATCAACAATGGTAAGCACAAGTCCTACTTCACTAAGAAGTGGCTTAACCGCCTCAAGAATATCCTCTTGATTACGGTAGTTGTAATTACCAAAGTTGTTGCGTTGATTCTTAGGTGCTTTCAGTCTCCCCTGAATATACACCAATTTCTCAGTAAGTGTTTCCATATGACAAATATAGTTAAAATATATATAAAAAAAAAGAGGCGGTAATATGTGGGAAGTCCGCCCCTTTCAAACAAATATGCTAAACACTTACAAAGTATTAAACTAAAGCATTACAAAGATAGTGAATGTACTTTGTAGCTACAATATTTTTCTCGCATTTCTTTTGCTATTTTTATAGCGTAATTCTTAGTTTTTGTGGTGCTTGTTTCCAATGATTTTCTCAGCACCCCTTGATCCGAAGTATCCAATAAATACTATTGTTAAAAGTTCTTTAACTACGTCTAATTCTTCTATCTGTAAAAACCAACCAATTACAAAGGCCACGGTTAAGAACGCCATCGAGAGGGGCCTAATATTGCTCGCAAGCCACGAATTGCTCCTGGAATCTGCGACCCATCTCCTGGTAATTCCATCAAATTCGGATATCTCTTGTTCCAGTTTCTTAAGGGCAATCTCCTTGTCAGCGGAAGACATTTCTGACCCACCAATAATAGTCCTAACAATGTTCCCAACGGGAGTATCGTCAGCAATGCTAGCAACAACATTGGGTATTTTTTGTAGTAAGAACTTACCAACATCTGTATCTTTAAATTTCTTCTTCTCTTTCACGTCTAGCGTGTTTTATCCAAAGAGTCTGTGCCTCTTCAATCGTAATCGTATTGTTTTTTACAAGTGTTTCTATTGCACTGTAAGTCTTCTGACACCTTTGTGTCGTTGTTGCAGTGGCACTTACCACAGTTGCAACCATTATTATTATTGCCTTCATAGCGTTTGTAGGTTTGTTGAAGCGTGATAGCTTCGGTTAGTTTGTCGATACTCTTACGTATCTCTTTCAGTTCGTTTCTAAGTCCGTTAGACTTAATCTTTAATTCGCTCATCTTTTCTTGGCAGGTTTATTGCGACCTTTCTTTTGCGCACGTGTGCAGTGACTGTATTTACCTCTTCTATTTAGTGACTTGCCCATAATCTATAGTACTTCCTACTGTATCGCTAGTATTTCCACACGCATCGATCTGGCTTGTTAGGGTCAATATCAAGGTGGATAAATGTGTTTGCCACTCCGATTCTGTCAAATCCAACCTCCATTGCAAGTTTGATAATATCGTGTCTTTCCCTCGAACTTGTAGCTGCAATATCAACGGCATATCCTCGCATATGTGACGAGTCTGGTACACCACCCACTGCTGCGTTGTGTTCGGCTCTACGGTATCCGCTTGTGATACGAAGGGGTTTACCATATCTGTCTCGTAGGCTGTCGAGCATCTCAAGAAGAGTAGCGTCCATCCTAGAACCGCTGCCCTCAAGATCAGGGGAATCAAATTCACTAAGTGTAAAGTATTTTAAATTCATAATGCACCAATACCAATAGATAAAATAGTAAGTACCACAATAAGGATACACCCAAGCAGAAACAAGTCAAAAGCAGACCCGTACCACTTTTCTAATATCCACTCCTTTCCAGCTAACCAATAAATTTTTAGTTTTCTCATTTACGTTTCTTTTCAAATAAGTACATTATATCTTTCTCAAAAGCCTTCTGCTCGATTTTCATCTTCTGAATATCAGCTTCTACCTTTCTCATATTAGGAAAACAGTAGGTATGTTGGTTTGTTGAAACCTTGCTTACCTTTGTTTCCAATGCTTCTATTTTACCGCTCAAAGTGTAATAACTACCTACAACAGATGCGAACATAGCGAAGATACTAATTATCTGTACCAAGTTCAGACTGATGTCAGGTTTACCGTCTCCGTCAACGTCTATTTGTGCCATATTTTGTGTAAGATTTGAATTGCTGTATATATGATTGCTAAACTAAGTGATATTGCTTGTAAGGCAGGTATTAGTCCCTCTATGCTTGTTAAAGCAAGTGCTGCAATATTTATACCGTATAGCTTTATGTTTTCCATTATGCTATTGCTAAATAGGTGTATGTTTGTCCGCTTAAATTTACACCTCCTTGTTGTCCTGCTAATGTAAAACCATCTGAATCAAAAGACGATAAAGTTGATGATTCAACATTTTGTTGGTCGACTTTCTGCGCCCGCAATGGTCTTAATACACCTCTTTCACTATCAAAAATCATCCAAGACCCTCCATCACTATTTGTCCTTTTTATCATTACATATCTTGGCTGAAAGCCTAATCCAGTAACAGATTTTCCACCACTTGAACTACCAGTATAACTACCTATCTTTTGATAGCCATCAATATCGGCAAAATTGTATGTTATGACTTTTGAACTAGAACCATAACTAGAGGCAAATCTATATTTTACTTTGGTAGCATCAACAGTACTAAATATTGCTCCTGATGTTTCTCCATCGGTTGAATTTAATTTAAGATATTTTGAAGTGCCTACTGCTTCAGAATAAGTAAACCAAGATGCCGAACCAGCAGCACCGCTATAAGGCTTTGTAATAACTAGCTTTGGTGCAGAATTAAGTCCGTGATTGTAGGAGGCATCTGTTGACCAAGCACCTGAAGGAATTGTAAAATTTACAATAGAAAAACCTGCACTTGGATTGGCTGAGATTTCTGTATTTGTGAAAAATGTAGATGTACCACTTACCGCTGCTCCACCTGCTTTCCAGCACCAAGCTACATAGCTTTGACCACTGTTATTTGTAGTGGCAGCAGACCCAACAGTAAAACCATTACTGCCGAATGCAGTCATAAAATTTGCATCTGATTGTTGTGGGTCAGTTGTATTACTATATAATTGCTTATTAGCACCTGTTATACTGTCAACTAAAATATGATAGTAATTTGCAGTTGTTCCCTTTATCCAAACTAAATCAGGTTGGAATCCTAAAGATGTTATAGATCGTGTTCCACTATTACCGCTATAAGTTACAATATCAAAATTTCCAGTATTAACAACTTCCCCTGCACCTTGTGGTATGAAAAGCCTTTTATTTAATCCCATACTATATTATTGAAGGCAAAGTGTAATCAGCAACTTGCGCTTTTGTAGTCTTTGCATTAATCTCTGCTTTTTTTGTAGTATGCTCACTTCTTAGGTTATCTCTTTCAGTAGTAATTGCTGAAGGAATAGCTGTGCCTTTTTCTGCATTGCGTGTAACATACCAATCTGTCTTACTCAACTTAGAATTGTATATAGCATCAAGCTGCTTTATCTTGTCAGCTTTCATCTCTGCTACTGTTTGACTAAAGGTTTTATTATTTACTGGGTAAGTAAATCTACTGTTAGCAGAATCCCATTCAATAGCACCTAGTTCTTGTGTGTTGCCATTAAATGTAGGTCTATGTACATCATAAAATCCGTGTGACTCTAAATCACTATCAGATAGTAAATGAAAGTTTAGTATGTTTTTGTATGTCTTCGGCACTTGACTGTAAGTCTTTATAGTGCCATTAAAATCTTTTGCTTTCATATTATGGTGTTGTATCGCTAGTATAAGTTCCTATTGAATAATTGTAGATTGCTGCTGAATTTGTTTCATCAATACACACTACTTGTATGTGATTATCTTCTGCCCCATCGTAATCTACACCTCCTACTTTATTAAATGTTTCACTTGTATCATCTGATGAAAAAGTAATAGTTTGACTACCACTAACTGTAATATCTATTACTTGTCCATTTTTCATATTTTGTATGTTTAAAGTAGTAGCACCTGTTAAATCAGATGTTAGTCTAAATGTAGTGTAAGATGAAGCATCTAAGTTGATAGTGCCACTTGTAGTGGTGATTGTTTGAACTGCTGTATATCTATCTGCTAATTGGTCGTGGTCAACACCATCATCTTTTATTTGTAGTCCATTAGTATCATCTACCTCTACTGTAGAATCATCTACATCTAAGGAAAGTACACCTGAAGTATTTAATATACCATTCCCTGCTACTGTAGAATCGAAACTAGTTACACCTGCATTTGTTATGTCTATAACACCCGTTACAGCCACATTAGTGAAGTCTGTTCCGTCAGCTACTAGAATATGACCATCTGTAGCAGCAAGTGCATCATCGAACTTCTCAAGTTTAGGAGGGGTTACAGCGTTTGCTCCAATACCATCTGTATCAATTTCGTCTACACTAAGTACACCTGCTGTGTAAGTAAGTCCGCTACCAGCTACAGAAGAAGCTAGTGAAACTTCATTGGCAGTTACCTGTATTCCGTCACCTTGACCTACTCCTAAAGAAGCATCTCCACTTGTAGCATCGCCAAACAAACCATTTCCTGCAATAATACCTGTAATATCACCAGGCACTGCCCAAGTAAAACCACCGCCACTATCGTAGGTAAGCATATGTCCTGCTGTGGGAGAATTAGTTGCATTCAAGTGGTCTTCATCGATAGCACCTGATGCTATTTGGTCTGAATCTACAGCATCATTTCTAATCTTGTCTGTAGTTACAAATTCACTACCGCTAGTAGTGTCGTATATTTCATCAAAGTTGTCATTGACTTTGTCAAACGCATCTCTTAACGGTTCTCCGTCCCCTGCGTTGGCAGCACTACCTATATTTATTGTTTGCTGGGCCATATTACTTCTTATTTATCTTTTCTCCTTGTCTTCTTAAATAACTAGACAGTTTTATTTCGTTATTTTGTTTCGGCTTGTATGTGCCTCTCTTATTTATAGATTCCATCCTTGGTAGGTAGGGTCTTTATCACGATATACATCCTCGTTAGCATTCGTGTAATATTCTGGGAACTTACTACTAGCATTGAAACTCATATAGTCTAAGAATCGTCTAGTGTAATACTCTGCATAATCTCGCTCTTTGGCAATCAATTGATCTATTTCTTCTTTAGATGCGTTTTGACTGTTCTCGCTAGTATGGCGATATACCCCTCCATTCGCAATTGTATAGGCCGCAAATGGAAGATATTCGGTCATTGCATAGTGAATAAGCATTGGCTGAATATAGTCCGTTACAAGGCTTAAATAGTCCCCGGTTAAATCATCATCAATAATATCTTGCGATATCTTATCGTACAGATCGGTTCCTAAGTAGTTTCTTACGTGTATTTGCTGAGCAAGTTTTATAAATTGGATGAACTTGTCGGTGTCCACGCTTCCGCTTAATGCAGTGTTCTTTACAAGGTCTTGTCTCTTTATGAATAGTGCAGTGGCCATTATTCGTCTGTTTCAGTTGGTTGTTCTTCTGTTTCTCTGTCTCGCTTTGCTCCTGTTTCTTTCTCAATCTCTTGTTCGTTGACTGCGTTAGTTAAATCTGTAAATTCTAGTGGCTGTAGTGTCTTGAAGTAAATATCTAATTCAATACCGTTATACTCAAGTATCTTCTCCAATTCATCTATGATGGTAACTTGCATTGGACGTATC